GCAGACTTTGGAGATCAAGCGGTTTGACTCTGAGGTCAAAGCCTACGATGTAGAAACCAAACGCATGACCGCAATGGCTGCTGCCATGACGCCTGACCAGATACAAGAGATTGTGCTGGGAACTGTGCAAGGCATGATAACTAGCGGTGACTTGATGAGTTCAATGCCGATGATGCCGCAAGAGATAATGATGCCACCTGAAATGATGCCGCCACCAAACCAAGGTATGTAACATGGCTACCACCTCCCTGGCCCCCACGCCCAAGCTGCAATTCTTTGATGCCAACGGCGCACCTCTGGCTGGTGGACTTCTGTACACCTACGAGGCTGGCTCGACTACGCCACTAGCCACTTACACCGATTCCACTGGCGTCAGTGCTAACACTAACCCCATTGTCTTGGACAGCCGTGGCGAGGCCAATGTGTGGCTGGAAGGTGCAATATATAAGTTTGCCCTGTACACCAGTGTGGGCGTGTTGATCTGGACGGTAGACAACATCAACGGCAGCACTTTTGCTTTTAATGCAACGGGTGACGGTACAACAACTGCTTTCTCGGTGGTCAATGGGTTTACCGCCATTTACATCAACGGCGTGTACCAGAACCGCAATACCTACACCGTAACCACCGGCACGGTAACGTTTACTGAAGCACCGCCAGACACATCCATTATTGAAGTTGTTTACAACTAGGAATCGCCATGTTAAAAGTAGCAAATTCAGTTATCAACGCCAGCCAGATTGCAACGCCCATCACCTTATCTGGTAACGTCACCCTGTCCACAGGCAACCTAGTCATCGGCACAGCAGGCAAAGGCATCGACTTTTCTGCCACACCAGGTACCGGCACAAGCGAATTGCTGGCTGACTATGAAGAAGGCACTTTTACGCCCGAGTACACAACAACAGGAGGTGATTTTACCACTCACACTTATTCTGTGCAATTTGGGAGATATACAAAAATCGGCAGATTAGTTTATGTGCAAATTCAACTTCAATCTACTACTTATACGGGCGGCTCTGGTGATTTGCAACTAAAAGGGCTGCCGTTTACTAATAATGATAGGTCTGACGCTACGATACCTGTTACGTTTGCATTTGGTTGGGCGTCTAACCCAGCACAAGTTGCAGGAACGCTTGCCGACACAACAATATTGAATTTAAACAAATCATTGGTAAATCAAGCCTGTCCATACAATAGTTTAATTAACGATGGAAATGTAAATTATTTTCGGTTGGCTGGTTGTTATCAAACAACATAAGGAATAACCATGTCGCTAACAAAAGCAACTTATTCAATGATAGAGGGTACTCCCGCCAACGTATTAGATTTCGGCGCAGACCCAACTGGCGCAACTAATTCGTCCGCTGCTTTTGCGGCAGCTTTCAATGCTTCTCTTACCGTGTACGTTCCAGCAGGGACTTACCTTGTTACCTCTGAAATTGTTATTCCATCATCTGGAACTCTTTTTGGTGAAAGTAAAGCAACCACGATAATTAAAGCTGGGACTTCTGCCCAAAACGTAATTCGACTTCCGCAGTCTAACTACAATGTAAGAATTAAAACTATTTCAATAGATGGAAATTCTTTAGCATCTCAGTGTATTGTTTCAAGTTCTACAACTAATGGTGAAGCAGCACATTTGTTAATAGAGGATGTTCAAACCTACAACAGTCTTGGTAAAAATATCAATTTAATATTTATGGCATACGCTGTGTTGCGTGATGTCTATTCCTTTAACATTGCGTCTAATGGTTTTGGTTACGGCTTGTATTTACAAAACTGCAATAACTGCGAAATTCACGGTGGTATTTATTACAACAACAGAGCAGGGTCGGCGTATTTAATCAGAAGTGGAACAAATCTATTTTTAGATACTCGATTTTATAATGATGCAACAGTAGTTTCGCCAAGTTTAGTAGATATAGAAAGTTCATTTAATAACAAATTTAATAGCTGCACGTTTGAGCCGCAGGGCGCTGCTAATGTGGTTACAAACGTCAGCATTACAGGTTCAACAGGCGTATTTAACTGTACAGACAATAATTTTATTGACTGTGCTTTTATTGGTTTAGCGGACACTTGTACAAACGTAATTGCGGTTGGCACAGCTAATGCTGCTTACAAAACAAAAATTCAAAACTGCACGTTTATTAAACCTACATCAACATCTTCAATCGTACTTACGGTTCAAGCTAGCACGCTTATAGAAAATTGTGTAGATTTGGTAATTTACGACACACCTACGTTTGTAAATGTCAGCGTTACAAATAACAGCGGAAACGCATATTTTATGAAAAGTGCCGTTAATGGCGCAAACGATTTATTCCCCTTAACAACCAATACAGGCACAGTTGGTAATGCTTCATTGAAATGGTCAAGTGTTGCGGCGACATCGTTTTTAGTTGGTACTTCTTCTGTCACTTTTACCTCAGACACAGGTTCACCAGAAGGTGCTTTATCTGCAATTGTTGGGTCGCTTTACACCAGAACTAATGGGGGTGCTGGCACAACGCTTTACGTTAAAGAATCTGGAACTGGTAACACAGGATGGGTCGCAAAATGAAAATTTATCGTAATGCTCAAGGCACTTGCATCAACATTGGTGAGTGGGATTACAAAGATGGGCTCAACTCTCTACCAGCCGATGCAGTGGAAAGTGATGAAGAAGTTGTTGTTGGTTGGGATGGTGGGCTATATGCCCATGATGACCCACGTAGGATTAAATAACCGTACTGGCGCGGCCCACCAGCTTTAATGCCTGACTGGATGGTCAGGCTGGAAACAAGGAAACATCATGTCTCTTGAAAAAGTAATCGTAGTTGACCGCATCGAGGTGGTTGAAAATGGCTGTGTACAAGTACGCACCAAGACCGCCATTATGGAAGACGGCAAACAGATCAGCGGCACGTTCCACCGCCACGTTGTTGCCCCCGGCGATGACTACAGCGCCGAGGATGCCCGTGTGAAGGCCATCTGCAAAGCAACGCATACGGCGGCTGTTGTGGCTGCGTACAAGGCGGCACAAGCTGCACAGGAAGTTTGACATGGCTAACGAACAAACCGCATTTTTTCCAAACGGCCCAACCGTTGTAGTGACCGCTAATTCAAGCGCTCCAACAGCCGTGCAGATTTTGCCGACTTTTACGGCAGTTACACCGCCCACCAACCAATACCGGGTTGTCAATGTGGGGTCGGTAACGGCGTTTTTAGGCGTTGGCGCAACGGCGGCCATTGCAGGCACTAACTCCGCAGCAGTCACCACCACGGGCAACGCCGTACCCATTGTGGCTGGGGCCGTGGAAGTGTTCAACTTCCCGCCAACCTCATTCTTTACCGCAACAGCGGCGTCTTCTTGTGTTCTTTACGTCACACCTGGACAGGGACTATAATATTTGTACTGGCCCAATGACCAGGGAATCTTAGGATTCAAAAATGTCAGATGTAGAGCAAGTAGCGGAATTAGCCCCCGCGCCGGAACTGGAAACCACGGCGGTTACTCCAGAACCTGTAGTTGAAACGCCGGAAGTAGCAGCTAAGACATTCTCGCAAGAGGAACTTGACGCCGCTATTGGTAAACGCCTCGCAAGAGAGCAGCGAAAGTGGGAACGAGAGCGACAGCCTGCGCCAGCAGTGGCAGTGGACTTACCTCCGCAAGATCAGTTTGAGTCGGTCGATGCTTACGCAGAGGCCAAGGCTTATAAACTGATTGAGCAGCGGGAACTCCAGAAACAACAAGCTGAGATTCTTGATGGGTATCACGAGCGTGAAGAAACGGCTAGGGCTAAGTACAGCGACTTTGAACAAGTTGCCTACAACCCAAGCCTGAAGATTACGACCGTGATGGCACAGACGATTCAATCGTCGGACATTGGGCCTGACTTGGTTTATCACCTTGGCTCAAATCCGAAAGAGGCAGATCGTATTTCTCGACTAGCGCCTATTTTGCAGGCCAAAGAGATTGGACGACTTGAGGCTAGGTTAGCCGAGAACCCCGTCCAAAAGCGTACTTCTGGTGCGCCTGAGCCGATTTCACCAGTTACCGCCCGAGGGGTGGGTTCTGGGTCTTTTGACACAACTGATCCACGGTCTATCAAGACCATGAGTACCAGCCAGTGGATTGAGGCCGACAGAGCGCGACAAATGAAAGCGTTGCAGGCGCGTAAGTTTTAATTTATTTTCTAAGGAAAAATCGTGGCTAACAGTATTCTTACCATTGACATGATTACTCGGAAGGCTCTTGAGATTCTTGAGAACAACCTAGTAATTACCCGCAACGTGAACCGACAGTACGACGACAGCTTTGCTGTGAGTGGTGCAAAAATTGGTTCTACCCTGCGTATTCGCCTGCCTGACCGGGCACTGGTGACTGACGGTGCAGCCCTGCAAGTGCAGGACGATGCCGAGCAAAGCACCACGCTGACGGTTTCTACCCAAAAGCACATTGGTGTGAACTTCACCACCGCCGAGTTAACTTTGTCGTTGGACGACTTTGCAGACCGGGTTCTCAAACCCCGTATCTCTCAGTTGGCCTCCAGCATTGACGCTGACGTTGCTAATGCTTACAAAGCCATTTTCAACACCGTTGGAACTCCTGGCACTGCTCCCGCTACCGCTTTGGTTCTGTTGCAAGCGCAGCAGAAACTCAACGAATCGG